GGAATGGGATACCCTTGTTGACCCCATGGACATTGACGAAACCAACGAAGCGGCGTCCATTGCCAACATTACCCGTGCGTTTGCCGAACAGCAGAAAATTCCCGAAATGGATGCTTTCATGGCGTCCAAACTTGCGGAATTTGCGTCGGCTCATGGCGGCGTATCTACGCAAAGCCTTACTTCCTCTACCATCCTTGCGGAGTGGGACAACGGACTTGCCTACATGGTTAATCAGCGTGTCAACCGTGACCGTTGTTTCGCCTACATGACCCCGGCTTGTTACAAACTGCTGAAACAGGCGACGGGCATGACCCGCTTTATTGAAGTGACAAGCGGTATCCGTGACGTTGACAGGAATATTGCCCGGCTCGACGGTCTGACCGTTGTTGAAGTCCCGGACGATATGATGAAGACCGCCTACAACTTTACCGTTGGTTGGGCTGTCAATACCGCCGCCGCACAGCAGATCAACTTTGTTATTGTTGACCCGCTTGCCATCGGTGCGCCTATCAAGTACGAAACCGCCATGATTTCCCCGCCCACGGCGCAGAGCAAGGGTAAGTATCTGTACTATGAACGGTACTATTACGGCGCTTTCCTGCTGAATCAGCGGGGTGCGGGCGTCTATGCTCACCTCGGAAGCGCTCCTTCCCTTGGAAGTCTGACCATTACTTCCGTTGCGGGTGAAGAAGCGGGTGACACCGTTATTACCGCCGCCGGAAACGGCATTTTCGGAACAGGACAGCCCGTGGAAGGTCTGAAACTTGTCTATTCCGTTAACGACGCCGCCGTTGCTCTGACTTACGGCGCTGTGCCGGACGCCACAAAGACTTGGGCAGACATGGCGACCAACCCGAAAGCCCTTGCCGGACAGACCGCCGGGAAGTATATCACGGTTGCGCTTGTGAATAAGCAGACGGGCTTTGTTGTTGCGGGCGGCAATACTACCCTTGTAGTCGGCGTTTAACGGGGGGATTGCATGGGCGTTGTAGACTATAACTTTTACTCTAACGTCTACCACGGGGAAGCGGATCAAACCGCTTTCCCCGCCCTTTGCGCCCGTGCGGAAGACGTTATCGGCGCATTGACGCATTGGGTAGACTTTAGCGCAATCAAAGCCCCTATGATGCAATTGCTTTACAAAAAGGCAATATGCGCCCAAATTGACTATTTCGCCTTAAACGGTATTGAATCGCTTAACGATGCGGGGAACGGCGGTTTTACCGTCGGAAAAGTGACCGTACACGGAAAAGCGAATCAAGGCAACGCCGGGGCGTTAAGTCAAAACGTATCGTCAATGGCAAAAGCATACCTTGAACAAACGGGCTTAATGAATCCGCAAGTATGTACGGGGGGTTGGTAACGTGTTACGACCTATCCCCGCCCGAATTTTGCGGACAACCGTAACCGTCAAGGTTTGTACGTCCGTTGACCGCTACCAAAACCAAACATATGCGGATTATGTTGTTTCCCGTGTGCATATCCAACCCACAAACGAAATACGCAAAACGCAAAACAACACGGATTGCGTATTAAGGTCTATCCTGTTTGTCGATGCCCGTATTTCACGCCCCGCCCTTGATTGGACCGCGCTTTTTAAAAGCGCCCATGAAAAAGGCGGCGATATGCGGATTATATGTGATAACGAAGAATTTACCGTTATCGGCGTTGACAAACTGAAAGATGATACAGACCGTTTGCATCATTGGGAAATTTCCCTTGTTTGAGGTGGTTTGATTGTCTGTTAAATTCAAGATTGACGCCCGGAAAATCGGCGTCAAAATTGACAACGCATGGGAAACCGGGCTTGAAATGTTATCGTCCCAAATTCTTAAGGATTGCAACAAGTTTTGCAAAGAGGATACGGGTATGCTGATTATTTCAAGCTATATTCATTCAGACTTGAAAAAGGGTCGTTTGGTTTGGCAAACGCCTTACGCCGCCCGGCAGTATTACGAAATACCGACCGCACACAAAGACGTTAACAACAATGCGTCGTGGCGTTGGTGTGAAGTTGCCAAAGCCCAATACAAAGTAATTTGGGGAAGACAAGCGCAAGCGATTACGAGGTATTACAAATGAGCGAAAAAAACGCAATTGACCGGGCTGTTGAATCTGTTATTGATTTGATTGACGCCCTTGACCTGTTCGCAACGGTTAAACGTGGCGCATTGGGTACAAGCGTATATTTGGCGTGCGAAATAGCCCCGTCAACCCCGCAGGAAGTCTACCTTGACAAAGGCGCTTATATTCCCTTGACCCTTGCGATTAACGGGAAACATCACAATCAAGAAACGCTATACGATGCGTTAAACACAATTCAAGACACGCTTGCCCGGAGAACGGCATACCCTTCCGGCGACGGGTTTGAAATTGTGGACATATCAAGGGGCGTTTTGCCCCGGATCATAGGGCGTGAAGACAATAATGACTTTCTCATGTCCTGTGATTTGGTTATCAAAATTTTTAGAAAGGAATCATAACGCATGGACGCAAATTGGGTAAACGAACTGTATATCGGTACTGCCGAATCGTCCGGCACATGGACTTACGCAAAACTTTGCGCCGGAATTGAAGGAATGGACTTTGCTGAAAACGAACAGAATCAGCAATATTTTTTCCTTTGCGGTGAAGGTTTTGCGGACAACGAAACAACGGGATCAGCGCCGGAACTTGTGATTACGGGTCGCCGGATTGTAGGCGATACGGCGCAAGACTATATTGCGGGCAAGCAGTTTGCGCTTGGCGACGCAAGAAAGTCTTCCTGCAAGATCATTTCCGGCGGCAAGCAGATTATTTGTGATTGTACCATCGGCGCTATTACGTCTTTCGGCGGTCAGACGCTCGACGTTAACGCCTTTGGTTGCACAATCCGCTTTAACGGCAAGCCGACCGTTACAGACGTAACCTAACACAACGGGGCGGGGTCTTCCCGCCCCTATTTTGACAAAAGGAGAAAAAACAATGTTCCGAAAGAATTATACCGTTTCCCTTAACCGGGTGCATGATACAGTTATTATCCGGGAAGGGGACGAAAAATTAACCCTTGTTGTTAACGGGGACTCAATGCGGATGGTCGGGGGTCTTAACAAGACGCAAGAGAAAATGAACGCCCTTAAAAACGATTCCCCGGACGAAGAAGTGAAAGCCGCCGCAGATTATTTCGCAACAGTTATATTCGGCAAGGAACAAGCGGAAAAGCTTTCCAAATTTTACGCCGACGACCCCGCAAGCGTGATTTCCGTTTGCGGCAAATATTTCCGGGAACGTTTAGCGGATAAAATTTCAAGGATGCAAAAAAAGCTTAAACTGTGAAACTGTTTGAACGCTTGCCGGACAGTATCACTGTAAACGGCAAGAAATACAAATGCGACTTTGACTTCCGCAACGTTCTTAAAATGCTTGAAATCATGCAACGGGAAGACTTGCAGTTAGACGCAAGGGATTACCTTTGCATAAAGTGCGTTATTTCGCACAGAATACCGTCTAAAATCGTTTCTGACGTTTACAACGAATTATGTTCCGTCCTGTTTGTAAAGGGCGAAGAAACGCCGGAAAACAGCGAAAAACTAATGTCGTTTGAACAGGACGCCGCATTGATACGTGCGGCGTTTTTGCAGGAATACGGCATAAACCTCTATCACGACAAATTAACGTGGTTTGAGTTTATCGAACTGCTTCAAGGTTTGCCGGACGGAAACAGGTTTGAAAGCGTTGTTGCAATCCGTGCAAGACCGTTGCCCGCCCCCAACAAGTACAACAGTAAGGAAAGGGCATGGCTTGTCAAGGCAAAAAGACAGGTTGCAATACATTTGACGGAAATGGAACAGACGAAAAAATATGATCGGCAAGTTGGCAACGTGTTTGCCGCCTTAATGTCTATGATTCCAAAAGGAAGTGATAAAACGGAATGAACGACGGACAAATTATATTTGAAGTCACGGCAGACGGAAAACACGCAATAGGCGATATTAAAGCGCTGACCGCTGAAATACAGAAGGAAACTAAAAAATGGGACGACGCCGCCCAAAAATCAACGGACAACATGAGCAACGGCTTTTCGTCCATGCTGAAAAAGTTGGTTGCCGGGTTTAGCGCTGTCAAGATCGGCAAAGCCCTTTTGGATTTCGGCAAAGACGCCTTGCAAGCCGCTTCCGACCTTGCGGAAGTGCAAAACGTTGTTGACGTCACGTTTGGCGACAATGCAAGCACAATCGAACGTTGGGCGAAAACAGCTTCTACGCAATTTGGTTTGACGGAAACACAGGCAAAGCGGTTTTCGTCCACAATGGGCGCAATGCTTAAATCGGCGGGGCTTGCCGGGGATCAAATTGTGGACGTTTCGACAGACCTTGCCGGGCTTGCCGCAGATATGGCGTCGTTTTACAATCTCGACTTTGACACGGCTTTTCAAAAAATCCGTTCCGGCATTTCCGGCGAAACCGAACCACTTAAACAATTGGGTATAAACATGAGCGTTGCCAACCTCAACGCTTACGCTTTGCAACAGGGTTTGTCAAAGACGTTTGAACAAATGTCACAGGGCGAACAAACTATGTTGCGCTATCAATATATTATGAGCGCAACCGCAGACGCACAAGGTGACTTTGCCCGGACGTCTGATGAATTTGCGAACAGCCGCAGGAAGTTACAAACCAACGTAGAACAGATAAAAACCCTTGTCGGTACGACTTACAAAAGCGCTATTACCGATGCAACAAATATTCTTAACGGCTTTCTTGAGTCCCTTTTGCCGGACGAAAGTAAAAGAACCGTTTTAGACGATATAACGGACATTGACAAAGACGTTGAAGGAAAGATTGCACAAATCCAAAGCATAGCGGAAGAAGCACGTTTGACAATGGGTGTGCTTGATGAACTTTTCGGCAAGGATCAAACCGGGAAGGACGCCGCCAACGTCATAGCGCAATACGGCGTTAAATCGGATCAAGCGCAAGGCTTCCTTGAGTCGTTGGGTCTTACGACGGAAGAAATCAACGAAAAACAGGAAACATGGCTTGAAACGTGCCGCCGCCTTGTTAAAACAATACCGGGGTTAAATTCCATTATTAACACCGAAACGGGCGAGGTTAAGGGCGGTACGCAAGCCGTGCAGGATTATATCAAAGCATGGGAAGACGGGCAGACAAAGCTTGCCATGTTGGGCGCTATCGAGAAACGGCAAAACGCCATAGACGAACGTTTTTCCGACCTTCCGGGTCTTCAGCTTGATATGGCGTTAGCACAACGCAAGGTAAGACAGCAAGCGGACGCAATCCGGGAACTTTACAAGAAAAACGGAATCCGGGAAGACCTTCTTCCTGTCGGCACGAAGTTGCGGACAACGGAAGGGGTTTATTCCAATTTGCCGATAGAGCAAATGCGGGAAATCAACGGCGCTGTTATGATTCTTGAGGACTTGCAGGAAAAAGAAAAGGAAGCGACCGAAGCTTTCAATAATCAGAAAGCCGCCCTTGAAGAAGCTGTCGAAGCGCAAAAAGAATACATCGAAACCGTTAACGAAATGCCTGCCGGAGTCCAAACCGCTATTGGTGCCGTGGAAGAATGGACAGCGGAAGAAAAAGCGGCGGCAACCGAACGGATTAACGCTTTGAAACAATCCATTGACGCAATGACCGATTATGTGGAAGGTATTCGTAACAGCGTCGCAAAAGCCGTTGACGGAACTGTATCGGGGTTTAAGAAGATCGAAACCCCGATGATGCAGAACCGGGAAAAGGTTAAAGACCTTACAAAACAGATTGCCGGGCTTGACAGCAAGTCGAAAACATACAAGGAAGACTTGAAGAAGCTTAACGACGAACTTTCAAAGGCGAACGGCGAACGGGTAAGCGCTCAAAGCATGGGCGCAAACCTCAAACAGCAAGCGCAATTCATGGAAGACTATCTTACAAACCTTAAAAAAGCCCGTGCGCTTGGCGTTTCCAATGAGGTTTTAGCGTCCCTGTCCGACGGGTCGGAAGAATCGTTTGATTATCTTGAACAGTTGGCGAAAGCGTCCCCGACAGAGGTCGAAACGATCAACAAGAACTTTCAGAAAGTCATAGACAAAAAGAAAGAGTTGACCGACGAACTGACCGGGCAACAACTTTCCGTTGACGAAACCTATAAATCCCTTGCGGAAAAAGCCAAAGCCGCCGTTAAAGAACTCGACCAATACAAAAGCGCCGCAGACGGAACAGGCAAGACGATGCAAGGTATTATTGACGGGATTAACAGCCATGTTTCCGGCGTGCAAGAAGCGGTTGACGCTATCCTTGCACAACTTAACCGCTTGAGTTCGTGGGGCATTTCAATTGACGCCGGGGGTTTCGGTCAAATTGATTTGGCAACCCCTTCCGGCGAAAAAACACGCACACGCAAAGGCGTTGTTGAATCCGTCGCCATGTTTGGTTTGGATTACGTCCCCCGTGACAATTGGTACGCTCGACTTCATGAGGGCGAACGGGTGCTTACGGCGCAAGAAAACCAGATTTGGAACGCCTTACGTAACGGCGGCGTTGCCGGGTTTGACCTTGAAACGTTGGGCGGCGTTATGCGTGACAACATTAAGCCCGGCGGTAACGTTTACATGGATAGCCGGATTGTTGGGCGGGTAATTTCTGACCGACAGGGGCAATCCTACAAATCTTTAACACGTAGCGGGTGGCAACAATGATAAATTACAACGGCGTTGATTTGACAGACGTTGTGCCTGTCAAAATAGAGGATATTCATGTGTCCCCTATTCAGTTAAACCCGGTCGCCCGGCAAAGGGCTATTCAATGGGGCGCTGATTTTTTGCGTATGGGTGGCGGTATTCGTAAGATTACCGTCACTTTCGCTTTGTTGGAATCAGATATAAATGTCCGGGCGTCCTTTGAACAAGATTTGCGGGATTGGGCGAAAACGGACAAAGAATACGTTTTGCATTTGCCACAGTTTGAAGATAGGCATTTAGAAGCGGTGGTAACACAATTGCCGGATTTTTCCTATCGGAAATGGTGGGAAAACAAGCTTGTCCTTGAATTTACCTGTTTCAATAATCCGTATTGGACGTCAAACGAACTGATTTCCGTACAGTGCGGGACGGTTTTCAACGTCGGCGGGAGCGCCCAACCGTTAATTACAATCGAACGCAACGGCGGCAAACTGACAAATCAGACATACGCAAGCCGGGAAGCGTCCATGATTTTTAACGAAATCCCCGCCGGGGCGCTTGTGATTGACCTTAACAAGCAAACAGCGGCAATTGGTAAAACGTCGATTATGAAGTATTACCGAACGTCGTCAACGTGGATTGTGCCGAAAACAGGCGCAAACCAATTGATAACAGGGAATGGGACTATCATTATTCGTGAAAGGTGGGTATAAATGACTTTTACCTTTCTTGACATGGCGGGAAAAGTCCTGTTTTTGCGTGATGATGCGGAAGCCGCCCAATGGACGGTTGAAGAAATGGCGCTTGACATTGATTTCCCGCTTAACCCGGACAAGGTTATTTCAATCGGTCAACGGGTGTATTTCAAAGACCCGGCAACGGGGCGGGATCAAATATACGAAGTAAAACAACCCCGGACGTATGAACCGGAATCGTATCAGCAAGTACACGCCGAAAACATTGTTATTTCCGAATTGTCGGACGAACACACGGACAACAAGGAAATCGTAAAAAAGAAATGCCGGAACGTCCTTTCAGACCTGTTAGAAGGGACGCTTTGGGAAATCGGGACGACGCAAATTAACCCTGTTTCGACGTTGGATATTTCACGGGGTAGCGTTTGGCAAGCTATCTTGCAATTGCAAGACGCCTACAACGTTGTTATTTTGCCCCGTGTGACGCTTAACGGCGACGGGAGCATAACACGCAAGCTTGATATTCTTGACCCGAAAGGGACGTTTGAAGGGTTGCGTTTGTCAATTGACAAAAACCTTGTTGACCCGTGTGTTGCATACGACGATTCCGAAACGGCAACGGCGTTATTTGGTTACGGCGGCATGATTCAGCCAGACAAACCAAACGAAGACGCAAAAGAGTGCGATTTCTCAAGCGTTGTTTGGCAAAAAACCGCCGACCATCCGGCGAAACCAAAGGGGCAAAAGTTTCTTGAAGACCCGACCGCAACGGCGGCATACGGTCGGAACGGACGCCCCCGGTACGGGTTTTACCAAAACTCTGACATAACCGACCCGGAAGAACTGCTTGAAAAGACATGGGAAACGTTGAAAACGACCATGATTCCGGCGGTATCAATCGAAGGGACGGTTTCGGATTTATACCGTTTGGGTTATGCGGATACTCCGTTGACATTGCGAACAATAGCCCTTGTTGAAATCAACCCGTTTGGTTTTAAAACCGAATTGCAAGTTATCCGCATGACGGTTGATTTGCTCGACCCGACGTCAACGGTTGTCACTATCGGCGCTTACATCCCGAACATTATCTATATTGAACGCAAGACAAACGAAAACGCAACCGGGTCAAGGGGCGGCGGGGGCGGCAACAAGGGAACGGAAACCACATGGCAAGAGTTTAGGACGACCATTA